GTTACTTATAATATTAATAAATGAAATGCGCACACTCGGATCAGCGAATGACTTTGAGTGTGTAAGTCTATATAGCATTTCTTGACTGGTGCAGGGCCGAACTTGATAGTACCATACTATTGGTGTCGGGGCACACGCTGCATTTAAAGCGTGAGGCAGTCTAGCACTGCGTCTGCACAATACACATATGTGAATTACAACATATGTATACTAACTAGAATAAATTGTAGTTGTTTTAAGTGGGGCTTACCCACTGTGGTGGCTGAAGTTGATTTGTCTCAACAACAACCAACGGCATTTGGTAGAGACGTCCAAGACGCATGTCATCGCCAAAGCCAATTGAATAAAGCGGAGTTGTGTTTCCAGCAAAAACCATCCACCCCCACGGGTTCTCACCAACAGCACCAGCGTTGGAGGGACCATTTCCAATCATACCTGCAACAGGGAACATTCTTGTGATCCAGTTGTAAGGGATCTCAACAGTTATAGTTTGTTGTCCCGGAGTAAGCAGGATGCCAGGAAAATTGGTTCCACCAAGATAGGCGTTAGGTACAAAACCCGCGAGAGAGAGGCCTGTGGACTTAAAAAACGCTTGTTTCAAATAAGGCGAGCCGAGATCATACAACTCGGAAGTTCTACCACCTGTAGGACAGAAATCTGCCATAAACGGCAAGAACATCGCAGCCCAATATGTAGTGGCTGCTTCACCAGTAATGGTGAACGTCATGCGAACTGATCCTCGAATACCGAAAAACGCCGAAACAACAGGCAAAGGAAGTGCCTGAATGAGTAAACTAGGTATGTTTACTGCCGAAAGCGCTGTAGATGAATTCTGAGGATTCAAAATGTAGGATCTTGATTTAAAAAGATCACGCAAGGACGCAAAACGTTCTCCCGAAATCTGAGCAATGTGAAATTCACGCTGTTGCGGGACCATGACAATTGCCTCGGTCGTCCACTTCATTGTAGATGTGGATTCAGCTCCAGTAGTGATTTCCGCATCACCCATCTGGGGAACAGTACTCGGCCTTCGATTCGAAAGTATTTTTGGCAAAGCAGTTTTTGCCTTTGCCAATGTGGCCGGTAAAATCCACGGATTATTGATTGTGATGATCTCATCGTACATGATCATACCATTCTGCCCACAGGGTGCCGAAAGTTGAAAGTGAGGGCCACCGCTGATGTAAACATCGACACTGATGGTAGTAGGTGCACCTGTGTTCGTAGTAATCGGATTCAAAATGAACATCGACAAAAAGCCGTTCGCGATTCCGACCTCAGCAAGCGAATAAATATTTGGTCCTGGGGGAACATTGTTCCACGCATCGATAATATACCCCTGGATGGTCTTAGAAGCATGTGTGTTCTGCATCCATGGTACGCGAAGTGTAATCCGTTTGGATTGATCCGAAAGATCGTACGTGACCGTATAAACGTTCGCACACTGAGCCAGAGTCGTTGGGACTTCGCTGACGTCACCGTTAAATGCCGGGTTATACGCAAACAGTACTTTTCCCGTAGTAAATGCACCCGCAGTAAAACGGAACGTAAATTCGAGATCGCCCGTCCAAAAAGTAGCCATTGTTGACAACAACGTGACCCACGGCATAGCACCTCCTCCACCAGAGCGGGTATAGGCATTGTAATCAGTTGGATTTACAATCCCGCTACCTGTGAAACCGATAATTATCGGAACCGCAGGCATCACTGGAAAAGCAGCCACAATTGTTCCGTTCGGTTGACTACTAGTAATGTTATAAGTAGCAAACCAACCGGGAAAACGGACTAAATAATCGACACGCATCTCATCAACGGAAGAGTCAAAGTCATCATGACACGTATAACATTCAGTTCCAGGATATCTACGCATTTGATACACTGGTTCATGATTGCAAGAGTTCACGATGTTCGGTAGAGCAACTGGTACAAGGTACGGGGGGTCGATATTAGTAGCCTCCAAGTCCATTCCACCGGTTGGAGCACGAATCTTACTACCAGAATACCCCGTTCCATACTTCATCATAGCACCATGTATGTGATGAAATGGTTCTGAAACATCCTCAATGCTGAGCACGCCACCGCGATTTCTTTCTTTTGCAGAAGACGCTCGGTCAGTCTGACGGAGCAATTTTGGCGGAGCAGAATCTTCGCCCGCCATCGCAGGAGCCGCGCTCACACTAGGAGCAGAACCATCCAACCCAAC